GTTTCTTTAGGGCTACATAGAAAGCCTTTTGACCATCTACATTCTTGCCCTCAAAAATCTTGACGCTCTCATAGATTCCGTCATAAGTCCGACGGATGTAATACTCGATAAATGCTCGAGTTGTGAAATTGCTTCCGACATTAGTTACATCCCACCCCATTACGCTACCGCCTTCTCTTTTAAGATTTCAGATAGTTTTACTACTAAGTCATAAGGCAAGGAGTTCAATGAATCGTAAGGATTCACATACTCAACCAAACCCTCTAATTGTGTTAGAAGTTCAGCAAACGCAGGTTCGTAAACTTCTTTTTGGAACTTTTCCCTTTCTGCTCTTTCCTTGGCGTATCCAGCAAACAAGATTTGGCGCTCTGCCTCTTCTTGCTTAATCTGCTCAACATACTCTTGGTATTCGCCCTTGATGAAAGAAAGAGGAACCCATTCAGATTTGGCACCGTAGTACCTAGGGTTAGAAACATCAATCTCTTCAAATGTAACTTTGTCTACGAATTTAATCTCGACTTTCTTTTTGCCCACGGCAATTACTTTGACCGCATTGACCCAAGCAAGTCCGCTGTAACTTCTATAACGCTTGTAAGCATAAATACTGCCTACTTTAATTTCTTTACTTTTCACGATGTTCTCCTCTCTAAGAACAAGTCCAGTATATCATAACTGGGGTTAATAATCTAACAAGTCTGACTTTGACCCTTTGGTTTTCCGTCCCATAACCAAGCCGATGAGAATGAGTTAAGGCTGACGCCGTAGCCATCTCCGTAAGCCTGAATCTTCTTGCGTTGGATTGGATGAGTCTTTGTGATGAATGGATTCACATTGTCCCAATCATCTTTTTCGTTGTCCCAGTTGCGAACCTGATATTCAGGGGAATCAACTGGCACCACATTTTGATGCGCCCAACCTGTGACCTCAACGACCTTCTTGCCAATCTCTTGAATCCACACGGAGAACTCGCTGACCTTAACCACCTTGAAGAACTCGATGTTGGTTTGGTCGTAGCCCCAAGATGAGTAAAGAATGTCGCCGACTTTAGGCGTAACTTTTACCTTTTCGATTGTTGTAGTCATTAGTTGCTTACTCCTATTCCGTAACCTTCTCTAACAGCCTGTTGAACGCTTCTCTTGATTTCGCCAACAGCCCACTCGAAGTTTTCTTTGTTAGCGATGTTTTCTACATGAACACCAGTTGCCTTTGTGCCGTAGTAGATTTCGTAGATGCCGTAGCCCTCTACTTTGTAAAGACGATACTGACCAATCTTCTTGACCGCTTTCTGAGCCATGTCATTTCCTCTCTCTCACTTACAACACCAGTATAACACAACGGGGGTTAATAATCATCCCAATTCAACAACTATTTTTTTCGAACAGATGTTCGCCTGATACCCTTATCCCATGTCTCTTACGCCAGCAGTCACCGCTCTATTGAAGGCTTCATGCCCAACAGCGACTCAGGATGTAAGAGCCAACCTTGAGAACCGTGCTAAAGCCATTCAAACGGCTCTGTACGGTCCTTTGAACCCGTCCGAACCTAATGATGACTACTGGGCAAAGATGGGGGCTGAATGGGGCGTTAGCGCCGAGGAAGCCAAGAAACAGCGATGCGGGAACTGTGCGGCGTTTATCCAAACCTCGGCGATGCTTCAATGTATCGAAGGTGGATTAGCCCAAGGCGACACTCGCCAAACCGCTTGGGATGTCACCGAGGCTGGAGAGTTGGGATATTGCGAGGCTTTCGATTTTAAGTGTGCGAGCGCTCGCACTTGTCGGGCTTGGATTGTCGGAGGTCCAGTCAATGATTCAAATGCAGGGCGACTCAAGTAATGTCCAAGGGAAGCGCTAAAACTAAACATCCTTTTAATCCAATACAGATTAAAGACGGCTGGATAGTTAGACTTTACAAAGACGGCAGAATTAAAGAGCGAATTGAAAAATATCCGCCTGAGAAGAAAAAATGACAACAACAGTTCGAGTGCCTTTAGAAGTATTCGAAACCTGTGATAGATGTGGAGCCAAGGCTAAAGTCGGGGCAACTTTTCTAAACGGTGAACTTTACTTTTGTGGTCACCATGCAAAGACATTGCAACCTCACTTGATTGCGAAGGCGATAACTATTTATGACCCTGAACGATATATGGAAGAACGAGAATCACTCGGCTGATTGCTACCGAGTAATCCCCGTCCCTAATCCAACTTACTTTGAGTCCCGCGTAATCTGCGTGTGCGGATTACAGGGCTTCGATAATCGAAGTAACTACCGAACTAATAACAATAAGAACGAAACTACCCAAGAGGGTAACGCCCCATAGGTAACGAAGTTCAGGGAACTTTGCTGGTGGACGCTTCATCTTAATTGTTGGCTTGTTTACAATCTGACTGAACTTTTGGTCAATCATCTCTTGTTGATTCTCCATAGATTCCTCTCTTGTTGTAAGGATATACAACTAGGGTTAGGATACTACTTCTTTACCGATGGTGCAACTTTTCGCTTGAGTTGATTGAAATAAATAAATGGGGCAGATGTGTAGGCGTCATTGTCTGCGCTTATCTTAAGAGCCTTGGCTAGAGAGGCTCCAGCCGATAGCGCACCGATTCCATAACTAGAACCCGAGCCAACACCGTAGAAACCTTTTGTGTCCAAACACACCGAGAAGTCATCGGCTATTTCGAATATCTCTCCACCAATAGCAACAAGGAAAGAGAACTTTGCTTCATCATCGTCGGAGTCCCACTTGTATTCATTCTCTTTGAAACAGGCTTTGAGAGACGGGACAACCTTGGCAATCATGAAATGATAAAGGTCATTCCAGTCTTTAACCGTTGGAGTTGGTGGAATCCATATATGTTGAGCAATATCGCAAGGCGCACATTCTCCAGCACCCGCAATTATGTAATCACCCTTTTGACTTATCTTCACCATCTGAGGATGGTTAGCAGTTCGCCCATTGCCAGCAGTCACCTGCGAGTCAGCGCCTAAAGAAACTTTGTCGGGATGTTGAATGGCAAGGATTGTTGTCATTATGCCCCGCTTAGTTTAACTCTGCGCTTTTGGTCAATCTCATCTTGAACATCCCCGAAAGTACGACCAGCCAACTTTTTATTAAAGTGGCGGATGTTATTGGCAGGTATGCCGATTTTATTGCTTGGCAGAGTTATTGCCAATAAGTCACTTGCATCTTGGCTCGAGTATCCAGCATCTAAGATAGCGACATCATCGGGAAAGACTTCAGCATGGCGGTCAGTCTCTTTGTTAATCAAATGGTCTTGCTTTCCGCCCATACTGTAAAGGTAGCGAAAGTTAGCAGGGCAGTCAGGCTCTACGACTTTCTTGAATAGTGCAACCTCTTTTGTGTAGCAATAGAAAGTGACATCGGGAGTTGCTCGAGCAATCTTCAACCATAGGTTGAGATAATCTTCAGAGAAGAAATCTCCAGCATCGTGAATTCGAATGTGCTTGCCAATCATCTTAGGCTTTTGCACTTCAGCCAACATCTGCTCAAACCATTGCTCGGGATAGTTCAAAACATATTCAAGATTTAAGATATGGCGCGAGCGCACATTGCGAAACAGATAAGTGCCGTTTCTTGCATAACAAAAACTTGAACAGGCTCCTGCTTGCGGACAAACATTAAAATTGCTTCCATCTGTTAATTTTATGGCAAAGGCAGGAAGAGTCCAGTTAAAGATTCCGTCAGGCTTTAACTCGCTGTTTTGTGTCAGCAGTTTTTTTGGTGGGTTCATGGCACCAATCGTAACGGTTAGGGTTTTACAACCTCGGTTTGAACAGCCATCAATCCAAGCGTGGCGTTTTTCCATACCTCGGGAGTTCCCGTATCAGGAAGGTACCCACCCGCACCGCCTAAGAGAATCGGCAGATTGTGAAACTGTTCACGGATAAGGCGCATTGAGTTGAAATATCCCTCGGGCGTATACATGAGATTTGATAGTGGGTCATCGGCTAAGCCATCGGCACCACACGCAACAAAAATCATTGTAGGTTGAAACTCTTCACACGCTTGAAGGAATCCCTCGGTAGCGCTGAGTAAAGCATCGTCACCTGACCCTGCGGCAAGCGGGAAGTTGTAAGCGCGATTTTTCCAATCGCTGAGCAAACCCGTGCCTGGGAAAATTCCATACTCATGAACTGAATAAGTCAGAACATTCTTATTGGATTTAAGTAACATCTCTGTACCGTCACCATGGTGAGCATCGCAATCAAAGATAGCGATTCGCTGGTCATACTCATTCGTTGCTTTAGTT